ATGGAAGAGCTTTCTAAACTCTTTAAGACTTTTGATATCGGTAAGTCAAAAGACTTTGGGATAGTTGTAGTTAAAGAAGGAGGGTCTAATTTTGAGGTAGCTCAATTTAGAACAGATGGGAAGTATTTTGATGGTAGAAGACCAGACTCCGTACAAATTACAGGAAGTTTTGAAGACGATGCAGGAAGAAGAGATTTCACTATAAATGCAATGGGTCTAAATTCTAAAGGCGAGATCATAGATCATTTTGACGGTAAGAAGGATATTAAAAATAAAGTTTTGAAAACTGTAGGAGATCCATATAAGCGATTTGGAGAAGATTATTTGAGAATGATGAGATTGGCTAGGTTCTCCTCCAAGTTGGATTTTGATATAGAACCAAGTACGAAAAAAGCGGCTAAGAAATTATCTCCTAATATCCCAAATCTTGCTCCAGAAAGAATAAAGGATGAGCTATTAAAATCAGCGGCTCAGAGTGGAGATAAATTTGCTAATTACATTAAAATTTTAGATGATTTAAAAATATTAAAACATGTCCTTCCAGAAGTAATGAATCTGAAATGGTATAGGGAAAATCTTCAATTCCATCCAGAGACAAGAGGTTATGTAAGGAAAATTTTAGCATGATGATAATTTATAAAGTTACAAATAAAATTAATAAGAAATCCTATGTAGGAAAATCTTCTAATTTTAGATTACGGAAAAATAGTCATTTTTCGGAAGCATTTTCTAACAAATATCCAAATAATTTTTTTCATAATGCATTAAGGAAATATAGAAAAGAAAATTTTGAATGGGAAATTATCTATAGGTGTGAGGAAGAAGAAGTTGATTTTTTAGAAAGTAAATATATCAAAGAATTTAAAACTCATTATACTCAAGGTGGATATAATCTAACTTTTGGTGGTGATGGAGGAGATACAATTACTAATCATCCAAAAAGAAAAGAAATAATAGAAAAAAGAAGAAAATCTAATAGTGGTAAAAATCATTTTACTAGAAGAATGTCAATTGAGGAATATGAAAATTTTATTAATAAACTTAAAAAGAATCATTTTACTAAAAATTTATCTAAAGAAAGATTATTAGAATTTGGTAAAAAGATGAGGAAAGTTGGTAAAGATCATCCTAGGGCTAAGAAAATAGTAATTATTCATCCAAATGGAAAAAAGAAATATTTTTTTGGTGATTTTAAAAATTATTGCGAAAAAATTGGCAGTTCTTTTTTATATAAACAATTATTGTATATTTTACATGGGGAAAAAATTGGAGAAATTAATAAAGGTAAATATAAAGGATTCAATGCTTATTATGAAATATAGAGAATATTTATCTGAAATAAGAGGAACTATAAAACCAAAGAAATTGGGTTCTCCAGAACCTTATGATGCTAATAATCCAGAACATAATGATCCGACTAAGTATGTTTACTATCCAGGTAAAGGAGTTTTTCAGCATACAATGGAAGCACTTAAACATGTTGATGCTGATAAACCGATTCAGGCTTTGGCTGTTCTTTTGCACGATATCGGAAAAGGAGTCACCTATGCACCGAAAAAAGGTGAGGGATATCCTACGTACTATAGACATGCAGAAAAAAGTATAAAGCTAGTTAATGCTCTTGCTGATAGATTGAGACTTAGTAATAAGGAAAGGGATGCTATAATTTTTGCGGTTGGGAATCATATGAAGTTTCATAAGATCCTTGATATGCGTCCGTCTAAAGTTGCTAAACTAGTCAATGATGATAATTGGGATGTGCTTGTTGCTGTAGGTAGAGCAGATGAGTTTTCCAGAGGAGATGTATTTAGACATGCTGGAGAATTTGACAAGATACTTGATAAGGCTATTAAAATTAAAGAGAAGTATGGCAGTACACAAGAAGTAAAGAAGAGAATAAAATTAGTCGATGGTAATCATGTTATGTCTATTACTGGAATGAAAGCAGGGCCGAAGCTTGGTGATGTGATTCGTAAGACAGCAAATTGGATAATGGATAATGATATAACAGATCAAAAATTAATAGATGACTACATAAGGGGATTAGCATGAAATTTAAAGATTTGATGAAGGAATATGACTATCAGCAGGAACGTATAGATGAAGCTATTGTATTGGGTCAAAATACTTGGTTATTTTTAGAACATCCATTGCTTGAGGATGTTTATTACCCAATAGACGGAGCTTTAACAGAGGATGAGATTAGTCATTTCAATTTACTTAATGAAATATCCAGAGAAGAGAAATCTGATAGAAAACTTAGAGCCGCTGAATTCCAAGCTTCAAAGGATTCTCAACCTAAATCTGAATGGGATACAGGAGTAGAGAAAGCTTTTAATGATCTAACTAAAAAATCAAAAACATCATTTAATTCATTGAATGATTTAGAAAAAAAGTCATTTATAGGTAAGTATATTCTTCATGGTCTTGAATCTAAAAATGTAACTGGTGCTGGTTGGGGTAGACAAGCTTCATTTGGCAGAGATCAAAAAGAGATATATTCTGATGCTCTTAAAAGTTATAAGGAAAAACAGAGATTTGCTAATGATGTAATAAACATGTACAAGAATTGGAAACAAGAACAGAAAGAAGGAGAAGCAAAATTAAACGATATAATGAAGAAGTTTACCAGTATCGTTGATTTCGAAGCGAGTCTTGGAAGAAGTAGTGATGGGTTTACAAGTAAATTGTTTGAATGGATTAAAGATAAGTTTGGTAAAGGATGGTTTCCAGAGGAAGCATATTTAGAATATTTATTCAAGATAAGAGCAAAGCAGTATAACAGCCAAAAGGAGATTGAAGATTGTGTTAAACAATGGAGTGCTATTGGTGGAAATACAAAGACACATGCTTCTGTAGATATATCTACGGTATGCCCAAAAAGAGAAAAACTTTTAGAAATGATGCAGGATTGGTCAAAAGCTCATAGGGATTTAGAAGAAGCAACTGTAGCTGGAGCAGAAGCATCTACTATTAAGAATTTACAAACTAGGGCAGATTCGCTAAAAGTTACAGATGCAAATAATCCCACATGCGCTTACTGCTATGTGGAATCAGCAAGAGAAATAGCCAAAAAACATCCGAAGTATTTTCTAGCAAAAGCAGAGAAGAGAGGACTTAGGTATCAAGATACATTCAAGAAATGGTTGAATAAAGAAAAAGACGGAACCTTTGAGAAAGATAAAGATGGAAATTTTAAATTAACTAAAAAGGGGTTAAGCCAAGTAGCAGATCTTAATAGAATGGGGGGATTAAGATTCTTTTCTTCTGGTGACTATATAGAAGATCAATCTACTGACAATGAAATAGAAAAAATTATTGCCGATGCTCAATTAGTAGGTCTTCAACTTAAAGCTATTACTAAGCAAGAGAAGTTCGTTAAGAAGTACGGAGGACGGGTATTTACAGAGGGGCCGTTAAAAGGCAAACCAGTATTCAATATAAACATGTCAGTAGATGAGCAAATGGGATTTAAACTAGCTATTGCTAAAAACTTAAAACGATCATATCCAGGAAATGTAAACATAAGAGTAGTAGCTAGAAACCCACAAGAAGCTATAGATTATTCTAAAGATTCTGCTGTAGATGTTATAACTTTACTTCATTTCAAGGCAAGACCTAGTAGAATGGCAAATGCTGATATTTATAAGAATATGAGTCCTGATTCTGTTGGTTGGAAAGCCGCAATTGAAGGAATGAAGAAAGTACATCCAAAGGAAAATTGGAATAAGATCCTTTCTAAAATATGTTGTTCTACTGCTCATTGTAAGACGTGTCCTAATGCATGTGGATTCAATCCTAGAAGAGTAGCCGATTATACTCAACTTGCTAAAGGTGGAAAGAAGGTATTGAAAACGATAGTTTAGGAGAAAAAATGAAACTTAAAAAATATTTAGAAGAAAGACATTCACCTAGTCGAAGAGAAGAGCATGGTGAAACAACAAAAACTAAAGGTCATAAACATGATTATTATATTCAACGTATTACTGGTGATGGTAGTACATCACATGATTCTGGACATTTACATAAAATAAAGTCAATGGTAGTACAACCAGCTAAAGATTTTAAATATAATCATATACATGAATTGGAAGATCCGAAATGAGATTAAAACAATATCTTATAGAAGATAAACAGGAACAAGCTAAACAGAAGCTAGCAAAACGGTTAAATGTAGATCCAAAATATCTTAATTATATAGATAAAGATGATTTTGGATATTATTTTAATGTGACTGATAGGAAACATAAAGATTATAAAAGTACTAAATTAGAGAAAATATGAAAAGGATATGCCCTACTTGTGGAAAGAATAGGAAATTTGGAAAGTACTACAATAATAGAAGTAGGTCTAACGGCAAGCAAGTAGAATGTAAAGATTGCCAAACCATTAGAAATAAACAAGATAGGCAAACCTTACGCTATAAAATTTTTAAGAGAAAACGAGATAAGAAGTGGAAGGAAAATAATAGGGATAAAATAAAAAAATATAATGCTGATTATTACAAAAGGAATAAAGAGAGGATAATGTCTAGAAGAAATACGGAATCTATTCTAATTGTTGAAAATGGCAGTAAAAAAAAGATAAATAGATCTAGACATCATATAAAAAAATACATAGACGATATAGTAATTGATCCAAAGAGGAGATAATGGTTGATCAAACATATTTTTGGAGTGATTTAGACGAAAATTATGGTAGGCAAGAAAATGGTGACATACAAAGGGATACCGATGTATCAGCTATATACAATAGTTTACGTAATATCATTTTAACAATACAAGGTGAAAGAAGAATGTTGCCTACTTTTGCTACTAATATATGGGGTCTTCTATTTGAACCTATTGATGAAATTACTGCCAGACTCATAGCAGAAAATTTATTGGGTTCTATTAAATTATGGGAAACAAGAATAACTGTAACTGCTTTTGATATAGAACCAAAACCTGATAGCAATTATTATCGTTGTAGAATTAATTTTGTTATTGGAGAAAATGAAAATACAGAAACTATTGATTTTATATTGACTAGATAAGGATAAATAAAATGACAGATTTAACACCGAGCTATTTAGAAATCGACTTTTTAACATTGGTAGGAAAATTCCAAGAAGAATTAAAACAGAGTGATATTTATAGGGATTATGATTTTGAAGGTGCTAACATTACAATCCTTATGGAACTTATGTCATATATTGGGGAATTGACTACATATTTTACGAACAAGATTGCTAAAAATGTCTTCTTAGAAACAGCCGATATTTATGAAGCGGCAAACAGATTGGCTAGACAAGTTGGATATGAACCAAAAGGAGTTAGAGCGGCTAGAGTTACTGTAACTGTAAATGTATCTGGAAGTGATATTGGAGTTCCACTTCAAAATGGAGATATTTTAAGAGTTCTTCCTTGGAAGGAAGTAAATTCAGGACGTTCAGATAGTGATGGTAATTCTATTATTTATGCTACTACTGAATCGGTTCAGGTAACTGCTTCTGGTTCAAATGTTACCTTTTCTTTACCATTAAGACAAGGTGAAGTTGTGGATCTGGAAAATTATTCTGGTTATGATTTAATTGATAATGAATTAATATTACCTGTAGATTATGCTTATGATGATGACTTAACAGATGTCTATCCTACAATAAGAGTATTGGTTAGTCCTTCTACTGGAACACAAAGTACACAATGGACAAGAGTTTCAGATTTTTATTTAGATCTTATACCTCAAGTATCTGATAATGTCTATATGTTTATTTATGATAGATATAGGAGAAGTAAAGTAGTATTTAATTCATCAAGAAATATTCCAGGGCTAAATGATAGAATAGATGTTAGAGTTCTTAATACTTTAGGGGAAGATGGAAGTATTGGATCAGATGGATCAGAGGATGATGCTCAATGGAGTATTTTGGATAATCAGTTTATTCAGTATATTCCATTTAGTGGAGATCCAGCTAGTTATATCAACAATGAAGTTATTTCAATTTCTCTTTCAGCGGCAAGTATTGGAGCGTCTGATCCTGAAACGATTACGGAGATTAAATTTAATTCTGCTTCCGCTTTAAGAGCGCAATTTAGGGATGTTACCCCGAATGACTATAACTCATACCTTTCTTCACGTTCTGATGTCATAAGAGCGCAAGCATGGGGGGAACAAGATTTATCTCCTTCTGCTGGAGATCCTGATTTATATAATTTGGTATTTCTTAGTGTAATTCCTCAAGTGTGGGGAAACAATACTATACCTACTTCCGCTGGTTCGTTTCTTACTGATTGGGGATTAACAGCTACAACTCTTGTACCTCTTAGATATAATGAGAATTGGGAGGATGAATTACTTAACTACTTATCTCCAAGAAAAATGATTTCTGCTTATGAGATATTTGTTGTTCCAGATTTGGTTTATTTTACTTTTGAGATTGGATTAAGGATCAAGAGAATATATAATTTTACGGATGTATCACAGGATGTCTATAATAAATTAATTTATTACTTTAGACCAGAAAATCAATTATTTAATAGTGAAATGGATTTTAAAGATATAGTAGAATATTTGATGGATACTACTCAAGTATCACCAGATGATGAGTTTACGAATATCAGAGGTATAAGGAATATAGATATACGTGACATAAATAGCAATAAAATAATTTATGGTAATAATTCTCTTCTTTATCCAAGATGGGTAGATCCCCCTTGGATTGATAGAGATAATATGCTTAGACCTATAGTTATTGGTTTGAATCAATTTCCAGTTCTAGCCAATGATGCAGTAAAAATAGTACAGGAGTATTAATTATGTTTACTAATTTAAAAACATGGATTGGTATAGTAGTAGGATTAATTACTATAGTCGGTGCTGTATGGATTGTTGGTAGTACGTTTGCTACTAATGATAGAGTTGATAAAGTAGAAGTAGTTACGGAGAAAAATATTAATACGAAAATAGAAGCTTTTGAAGTAGAGGTAGCAGGAGCGTTACAGAATCAACAAATAAAAAGCGATTATCAATTCTATCAATTTCTTTATGATAGATTGACTCAAGAAATGTTAGAAATTAAAAGACAATTAAGAAGAGATCCCAATGATCAATTATTAAGACAAGACTATGTAGACAAAAAAGAGGAAAGGGATAAATTGAAAGAGAAAATGGATAAGTTGATGGATAAGGTCAACTAAGCGAGTTTAAAAATGTCGAAATTTAGTGATTCTAACTATCAGCTACTTGAAAGATATTTTGATATCTTAGTTAATAGAGCTACAGGTACACAGAGATCCTTTCTTGCTGGCCCACGACAAGGAATTTGGGCTGATGGTGGGGTATTTACAGTTCTCTATGAGAAGGATTCCACTTATGGTTTTGTTGGGAAAAAGTTTCTTATACAAGAAATAGATGGTAATCGTTTCAAGATGCAGTATCAGGGAGTATATGAGGATTGGAAGAAGTATCGGGATGAGAAGTATTATGATGATCCTTCTGATCCTTGGTACAATGCTAGTAATAGACAAGAAATATATGATGCTAAAAAATATGGACTACCATTACCAGCACCTACTCCTTATGTAGATACTATAACTCCTGCCGTAAGTGCCATTGGAATAGGCAATGAAATGTACTTCCGTAAGGATAGCTTTTTTCATGCTTGGCTGGCTAGATCCGAAAATATAGAATATAGAAATTACGTTAATCAAGAAAAAACATTTGCTTTTTTTGGAAAGGTCTGGCCTGTCGGTCAATCAAAAACTATCTTCTCCATTGAATTTGAAGGTCTTAAAGACTACACGGTAAAAGCCTTACCAGCACATAATCAAACAACTAATCTAGTAGAGTGGTTAAAGGTATACTTCGATCAAGTTCATCATGAGCCTTATACAATGTTGAAAACGGCATGGTCATTGATGGATGCTAGAGAAATTCAGCTTCGTTGGTTAGGATATATTGCTCAAATATACGGAATAGAAATTGATGAACAACTAGCTGAATTGAATTTACGTGAATGGGTAGAAAATTTAATTTACTTCCTTAAACGCATTGGTACTTATGATGCCTTATATGTCATATGGCTTTTATTCCTTTCTAATTCAAGAAACGTCATGAACGTCTATGAGCGTTGGGATGAGTGGTGTAACGGTGGAATAGCTAGTTATGATAGATTTGCTGGTTTTCATCCTGGAATTCCTAAAGGAGTAAGAAGTTATTATGGGCCAGAAATTAAACCTATAAATGACTTCAATTGGTTAGAATTTTACGGTCAACAACCTTCTGGTGGAGCAGGAGAATTATGGTATTCTCAATTTGATCCAAATTTATATCCAGTTCATGCTACTTCAAAACCTGATTGTTTTGATTCATGGGATTGTGGCATAGCAGAAGAATTTCCTTGTTATGAAACAAGGGAGTTGAATTCATTCGTTTCTTATATAAGAACAGATACGGTTGGAATTTCTGCTTATGACACGGTTGATACTGGAACAAGAACATTAACTTTACCAGATCAAACTTTTATTGGAGATTTTGAACATTGCGCTGAGATTTCAATGTCTAATCAAACTATTGAAGATTGTAGTTTTATGTTTTATGGATTAAGTAATGATGCACAAGGATTCGGAACTACAACTAGTGATTGGATTGCCGTAGCAATAGAGAAGGTAGGTACTCAAAGACGGTTTGCAGTATATGAGCAAGTTAATAATATAGTATATTCTACCATAGGATCAGTAACGGATTATCAAGCTTCTAGAAGATATAAAATAGGTATTGATAGAACATGTACTTCTGGTGGATCACCATCAGCATCGGTTTATATTTATGATGGTAGAAGAGAAGAGCCTAATTTAAAAGAAGTAATTACTCATATACTACAAAGTTGCCCATCATATACAGTCCTTCATGCAACAAATTCAATTACTAATGGATTGGATGGGAAATTTTATGGAACAGTATATCCACAGCATGTAGATTTTTCACGGTTTGTTGAATCTCTTGGGCCTACTGGATATCCTGTTTTAACTCCTCATTATATAGTAGAAGTGGATCTAAATACGGAGCCTTTGATTGATGTACAACCATTTAATTCTTTATTTCAAGGTCAGAGTTTTATTATTAATGAGTTTTTAGCAGATGAGTTAATAAGAAATTGGGAATATGTAAGACCTATTAATAAGCATGTAATTTATCATGAGTTGATTTCTCCTTCTGCAAGTATAGCAAAGGGGGTTACTTCTATACCATTGTATCCATTGGATTCAAGTGGATTTTTTAATACATTTTTTACAGGTAGTCAATATCTTTCAGGGAGTGGGCCTACTCCATCTGCTGGAGTAGCTACTTATTTATTCAGACAGGATTATGCAAATAAAGAATGGAATATAAATCATGGTCTTGGTAGGTATGTAGTATTTCAAGCATGGGAATCATTATTGGATTGTGAGTTTGGTAAAGATGATCTTGTTGCAAAAAGAATAGAACCTAAAAATGTAATTATCGAACCAGATGATTCATTAACAGTTAGGTTTGCTCAACCTGTAAAGGGATGGGCTACAATAGCTGGTGCTTCTCCGTATCTTAGTTATCTACATAAAGAATGTGGATGTCCAGATGATACATGGACGGTATTCCATGATTTTGAAGATACTCCATCAGGTGGATTAGTAGGTTATCCAAGTGGAGTAGGGCCACTAGTCAATCTTTGGTTACATTCATCGTCATCATCATCTGTTAGTTCATCTTCTTCGTCAATATCTAGTTATTCTTCATCGTCAAGCTCTCTATCGTCATCTTCAAGCTCTTTAAGCTCTTCTTCAAGTTCATCTTCAAGCTCTTTAAGCTCTTCTTCAAGTAGCTCTTCGCTGAGTTCGTCAAGCTCCAGTTCTTTTTGTGCTAATGATGATATGATTCCATCTGGAGCAGATGCAAATATTCATAGATGGGATATAGTTCGAAATGATAATGGATATGCCGCAGGATTTGTATATGACAGCGGTGGTGCGCCTGTTGTAACTCAGCCATTCGCTTACATATCACAATATAATAGTAGATTTTATTTTCCAGATGGATGTTATTGGTCAGTTGAAACAGATTGGCATGTAAAGAATATTAATGCAGGAAGACAGATGAAATTTGGTATTAAGGAAAGAAGTGGATTTGAAAGAGAATTATCTGTAGTGATTGATGGTTTTAGTGGTACTAGAATTCTGCTTGTTAGTAGTGTTGGTGGTATATTGAGCTTTTGGACAGGCATTGATGCATGGTATCTTCCAAGTAAAGCTGGTAAATTTAAAATTACAAAGACAGCTATTGATACACGTTTTTATGTTTGGACAGGGATGCAATGGGAATGGGATGGTAATACTAATGGAATTGCGGCTGCAATAGGTGAGGGTAGTGGTGGTACAGAAGTTTTTTATGAGTGGGTTGGAGGTACTGGAGGAGCATTTTATTTGGAAACAGCATATTCTCGTTTTAGTGCAGTTGGTGAGTGTGTTGTTTGTGGTTCGTCAAGCTCAAGTTCTACAAGCTCAAGTTCAAGTTCTTTGAGTTCTTCATTATCTAGTAGTTCTTCGTCAAGCTCTAGTACTTCGTCAATTTCTTCTTCAAGTTCAAGTACTAGTTATAAACCATATGAGAATTTAACTACATATACAGAAGTAGATAGCGGAAGTGATATAACTGTAACCGCTCCTAGTGCTTCTTTCGTTGCAATGCCAAGAGAAGTTATTTCTTATGTCTATAAAGACTTTGGTGTGGGAAATTTTATTGACTTTGATATTGATTTTGAATTTCAAATTACTGCAATTTCTAGTACAGGTATTGCTGTAGTTTTTAGCCTTTCAAATACTATTGGTACATTTCAAGATCAACTTACTGCAAATGATGGATTAATAGTTGTTGCTTATGGTAATACCAGTAATTTTCAGATTCAAATTCGTGATGAAAATACTGATAATACTGATTTTTATACTTATGGTGGTACTTCTACGCCTATATTATATTGTACAGCTAAAAGAAACGGAAGTACTTTTACATTAGATGTATATTCTGATTCTGGTAGAACAGCTTTACTTGATACTCTTACTATAACTTGTGAGACAGGAGCGAAAAGATATTTATATGCTCTGGCATCAAGAGATCAAGGTAGCGGAGATTCAATAACAGGATATGTACAAAATTATGAAATTCAATTTTCTTCAAGCTCTTCATCATCCA